AAACATCATTATTTTCAATCCCCTGCATATCAGGTTAGATGTATGCAGGGGACACTTGTTTAGAGTTCGCCGCAATCCGCCATAGTCCGCCGAATCCCGCCAGTATCAAGCCTCTCATGAAATCTCTGTTCGCGGTAGTTCGCCTAAGACCGTTGACAACCGCGCCTTTTGGCGGGTAAAAAACGAGTAAAACAACTTTACCCACCGGAATTTTACCCATGCTCACTGTTAAGCAGATAGAGGCCGCCAAGCCTAAAGACAAACCCTACCGAATGCTCGACAGCAATGGCCTGTACCTGTACGTTCCGGTCTCTGGCAAAAAGGTGTGGCAATTGCGCTATAAGCTCGACGGCAAAGAGAAGGTGCTGACTGTGGGCAAATACCCTCTCATGTCATTGCAGGAAGCCAGGGATAAAGCGTGGACTGCAAGGAAGGATGTTTCTGTCGGGGTCGATCCGGTTAAGGCCAAAAAGTTGTCTGTGAAGGACAATTCATTTTCAGCTATTTATCATGAATGGTACGACCATAAGCGGCAGGTTTGGTCAGAAGGATATGCGGATGAACTTTCTCGCATGTTCCGTGACGATATTCTGCCAATGATCGGATATCTGGAAATACAGGACATTGAGCCGATGCAGATACTGGAGGTGATCCGGAGGTTTGAAGAACGTGGGGCAATGGAGAGGGCAAATAAAGCCAGAAGAAGATGTGGCGAGGTATTCAGGTATGCGATCGTTACAGGAAGGGCCAAATATAATCCGGCTCCTGACCTTGCTGATGCCATGAAGGGATATAGAAAGAAAAACTACCCTTTCCTTCCTGCAGATCAGATACCAGCATTCAATAACGCGCTATCTGGCTTTTCCGGAAGTATTATTTCGAAAATTGCCACACAGGTTTTGCAATATACTGCGCTGCGTACAAAAGAACTCCGTTCTATGCAATGGGAAAACGTCGACTTTGAAAACAGGATGATAACCATCGACGAAGAGGTAATGAAAGGGCGCCGCGTTCATGTGGTTCCGATGTCAGATCAGGTAATAAATCTCCTGAATACTCTCAAACCGATCACAAGCCCTGTTTCCTCTTTTGTATTCGCCGGGCGGAATGATAAGAAAAAGCCCATCAGCGAAAATGCCGTATTATTAGTTATTCGACAGATTGGCTATGAGGGGCTGGCGAGCGGGCATGGATTCCGCCACCAGTTCAGCACAATAATGAATGAGCATGGCTGGCCAGCGGACGCGATTGAAAAACAACTCGCGCACACCGCCAGCGGGTCAATACGCGGAATTTACAACCATGCTCAGTATCTGGATAAACGCAGAGAGATGATGCAGTGGTGGGCTGATTACATCGATGGTCGTGCAGTCCAGTAAGCCATTACGCGAACTCTTCCAGGGTCAGGTTCCATCTGCGCCACCTCCTTAGATGCCAAAATCTGCGAGCAGATATCCAGAAATGAACACTGGCCGTTTACTCAATCCGCAAGGTATCGCACCATAACTGCGGACATACTTGTTGTAGTTACGGTGCGCACCACTTTTTCATTGTTAAACCGCCAGGCTATCGCTTCGCACATCACAAATGATGTGCGTCACGACGCCTGCGACAGTGACATCATCCAAGGCCTCACCTTCAATTGCTTCGCCATCTTCGGTTATCAGCGACCGCCCTCTCAACGTGGCAAGTTCCGTCCCGCCGCCGTGCTGGATCAGAACCTGACTACCCTGCCTTGGTTTCAGGGAGATATCCAACACAACGTAACCGCCAGACCGCTCGAAAACTAGCGTGTTTGGACCTACATTGCAGATCGAGTTAACAGACAGACGCTGCTCGACGTAGTCTGACGCCGGCGAAGGAAAGCCCATTAGATCACCCTCCCCATGTTGGCCATCATCCACAGCCTGTTTTCGCTATGGTCCGGCGTCTTATCGACGAAATACGTTTGCTCGCGCGCGATCCAGGAGTTCGCTTCCACCTCGGAAAAATGGATGCCGCGCCGGCGCAGCGCGGTAACGAAGTCTCGGGTGTACAGGTACTGGTAGCCTTTGGCGTTGCGCAATACCGACTCGCGGAAAGCCGCGGCGATGTCTGACTGTCGAAGCATGATCTGCCCTCCGATAAATACTGTTTTTATATACAGTAGTTTTATGGAGAGAGAAGATCAATATAGCTCATGACTATCAATTCACACTTCTGTGCTAACGTTTTGATTATTCAGCAGACCATGAATTTACTGTGACAGAATCAGGTATTCCACCACCAAATTTCATATTTATTGCATTCAGCTCCGCCATCACTGCTTCTTTTATCGCTGCATCATTTCCTTCTGATTCAACAGCAAGCGTTCCTGAATAAATTACCTCACCGTTTTTTGTCGCCTGATAATCCGCAATATAGCCAGCCATATGCACTCCTTAAATGTTTTTGCCTTTCAGCTGATAGTAGTTTTTGTAACAGGTGTAAATAGTCGCCATTTCAGCATCCGTTATTGCCCTGGATACAATCAGGCATGCCCGCATGAAGATAGTGGCAGTCGTGGCTCCCTCGACAGAACCGCCCAGCAGAATTTTTGACGAAGGTACAGCATAAGGAGTCGTCGCTGCGGTGCCGGTTGCTGACTGTGATGTGCGTGGCAGATCAAGCTTAGTCAGCATTGATCCGCTACCGTTGTTTCGCACAAACCGACTGACTGCCATTTCGCCATCGGTTGCGGCACTAGACGGTATGAGGTCGGCCTGTTGCGCTGCACCTGCTGCTGTCAACCATTTAGCTCTCCACGCTGTAGCCGTAGTTTGTGTGCCACGAGTACGCTGTGGCGCGTTCATCTGCACCCGGCCCACAACAGCACCAATTACCCCTGGATGGACGGCTATTGTCACCATTGTCAGATCGCTGCCGTTATATGCTGCTATGTCGATGTTCGTATCAAGGTGGTTAGCCTCAGTAAGGCTGACTCCGTAATCACCCAGAGCAGGAGAGCCAACAACGGACATGGCAGCCCCAACCCGGTTTCGGGTTAATGATGCAGTGTCGTTTACGTCAAAATCAGCCTGCAGGATAATCCCCGGTATTAAGGCCGGAAGTTGGGTGATGTCGTTTGGATAAGGGTAAGTGTCAAGGTAACGCGTGGCTGTCACACCGTTATCAACATAAAATCGGGTAGTCATGATTTACAGTCCTTTAAAGCTGAATGGAGAAAACGCAAAGGTCGTTATAGAGAGGCAGGCCTGATAGTGACGTCCCTGTTTGGGAATCTCTGATACACCCGCGTGAACCAGTTACAGGCCCGGGGTTTTGTCCGGCAATCCCCTGGCTTGCATAAGATATCAATGTCGCAGTGGTAGAATCGGTCTTGGTGATAACTATTTTTGCTGTTGTTCCGCTTCCGCTAACGGCTACCGAAGCAATAGTGGCCCCGGTCAGGACAAAGCCGTAGTTGCCTGGATCGGTAACCCTCGAGGTGTCAATCACGAGATCACCAACACAACCCGCCACTGGAATAGTGATTGTGGTTCCGGACTGCACAACACCAGACTCTATCGGCGCGAGAGAGGATTTTGTATTGTCATTCAGCCACCCACCAACCACCGCGCCAATAACTTCGCCTTCTGTCCGATACCCTGCGCTGGTCAGATGCTCACCGTCTGAATACGGGCGGGCATACTGTGCGCTGGCAAGATGGATTAATGCGTTATCACGGGCCTCCTGGTACTGTGCAATACCGATGTTATTGGTTTTGGTCGTGCCGGCAGTTCCGCCGTATGGAATGGTATTAGATAGCTGGCCGACAAACATGTGAAGCGACTGTCTTTTTCCTGTTGCCGCGTTAATGACAGACTCATACTGAGCACGGAGAGTCTCCATTGCGGCGCGATAACTGGATATAGATGTGCCTGCTGCTGCATTCTGATTACCGTGAATAAGCACCATTACGGGAACATACTGCATACCCAGCTTTTCAGCCATGGCTACAGCTGACTGAATCATTTTCGTTGCACCGGTAAAAGTCGCTGAACCGGATGAAATGTCGGCAATTGCAGTACCGGATGAGCACGCATCGGAAACCAGAACCGTATGCCCGGTGAGATCATGAATTTTAAACGCCATACCGCTTGATGGCGACTCCTGTCCAGGTCGCGTCCCAGCATTCTCCCGGCATGGGATGACAGCCTCAAGGAGCGATTCATTCAGCGTGTCATACTTAAAATCGACTTTCGGGCCGGTCTCAAACGAGAGTATGCCGTAATCTGCCTGCGCTGTTGTCGTTACAGGGCTTTGTGCTTGCGTTGAGCCGCCTGCAGCAAGAGACTGGCCAGTTATAATCAGGTGTACAAGAAAGCGCAATGACTCTCGCGCCCGGTAATTCCCGTCATAAGTGGATCGATAAGTGATGTAGTTGCCGCTGACATTCGACAAATAACGCAAAAATTCCGCATATGCCACTGGCGCAATATTTGAAACTCCGGAGTCGTTCGTGATCTGAGTTACATCGCTGCCATCTACCGCAATGATATTTCCATCTACTGAAGCAACCATTGGGAATTCAGAGGCGTCATCATCAGGTGTGTCATCGCCCACCTGCTCAACGGTACCATCCCTGCGCACCCTTCGGTAAATCCGGCCCTGTGGATCCATGTGAATTTCAGAATAGTCACTGATACTTTCATCATCTGTAAACCACGAAGTCAGGTTTCCATTAGTAATGTAACCCAGCGAAGAAATATTAAATATTTCTTCGCCAGTGGCACGCCTTTGACAGACAAATCCACCGCCTTCCAGTTGCACAAACTCAATCTCAGCGCCAACCATCAGAGCAGGAAATTGGCTGGTTCCATCTGACAAGCGCCTGTATGTTGCGTGACCTACTTCGTCCAGAGTTAATTGTGCAATATCGGGATAAATACTGGCAGTTTGCGCTGCTCCAGACGCCATTATCCTGGCAACTTCCAGATAAATTAAATTATCAATATATTCTTTAGATGTTGCCGTCCTGCCTGTTTTCTCTAACGTCCCACCGTTATTGATATATTCATCGGAGAGAACGAGATTATCATTTGCGACCCAGCATTTTGAACCATCAAGAATATTCCCAGCCGCAACATCGTTTTCAGCAAGCGAGAGTGTAGAATATTCCCTCACTGTACCAGTGATAGCTGCAGTCCCAGGCTGTGCGGCTTGAGCCACAGCCACGCCATTGTCGTTCTGGTAGGTAATGAAAGCATCAGTTCCATCTACACCCTGAGCTACACGAAACGACTGCCCATTGGTTGTAGCTGCCAGACCCGCTATCGTTCCATCCGGGTCACTTGAGGTTTTGTAGAAAGTGAATTTATTGTCGCCGAATTCTGACGCGGTTGATGCTGCAACCACAGCCTCGTCCCTTGCTGCGCTAGCCTCTGTAGCTGACTGTAACGCATTAGCTTCTGAGGTAGCTGCATTTTGTTCCGATGACGAAGCTGATTCAGCTGCATTTTTCGCTTCCTGCGCGGCTTCGCTTGTGTCCTGGTATCCCTGCTGAGCTTCAATTAAATATTGTTTTGCTTCGGCAGCACTAACTGCTGCCTCAGCAGAAAATTGCGCGGCCTGTTGGGTGTCTGTAGTTGCCATATCAGAATCCTATTACTTCCCAGCGAGTTCTAATGGTTGCGTTCTGCGTCTTGCATGCAGAACGAAATGAAAAACCATTTCCTGAAAACGTCGAGTCCATAAGCCATGAGCGTTCATTCTGTCCGACCCCAGAAATATCAACCGGCATCACTTTTACCGAACAGATGGTATTAAATCCAAATACCCCGTCGCTGGTTGTAAACGTTGGGGTAACAAAAATGTTATCCGTTTCGTATTCACCATCGGCCCCAGCAACATTGCAATTGGCATCCGTATAACCCCAGGCAAGACGAGCACCATTCCCAAAAAGTAACCCTCCGGACTGCCCGGGGCCACTGGTAGCATCTACGAAATAAACATTCGTTCCATCGCAGTGAATATGTCCCCGCCCTGCAGGATATAATGTTGCCGTATTGCTCCCGCCAATTGTTTTGCAAACGACATTAAATCCACCAGAGGTATTATTTGTGACCTTCCATTCTTTAATCCACGGAGGGAAATACAAATAAATATTCCCAGTTAGCACTCCGCTGATAACTATTTCTGGACGTGATGCCTGCAAGGCAGTCAGCGTGATATTTGCAGATCCGGATGCAGTTATTGACGAAATACCATAACTTGACAAAGGGACCCACCCTGATGCGCCACCACCTGTATTTTCAGGTGTCCCATTGTTGCTATTGAGGGTGTTCAGCCAAAGACCGTCGAGAGTGCTAAATGGAACAACGGCCCCTTTTGGGTAACCGCCAATAGCGGTTGCATAAGCCGAATCAAATGGATATCCACCCCCAGCCTGATTCCACTGGTGCCTCAAAAAAGACTCATAGAATATACCGTTAAAATCCTGACCTTGAGGTGGTTTCCCGCCTGATGAGAGAGCGACTCTGGTGATTGGGGGGAAGCCAACATCGAATGATGCCTTTCCCCCATTCAGTGTTTCGGTGGTGGCGTCGGTAGGAATGCTGTTACGATCGCCAGACGCGGCAAAGACCACCGTCAGACGCAGTGGCATGGCTGAATTATTCAATTCAGACCTCCTGAATGATGTTTACTTTTACTCCGGGAGGGGAAGGAAGCGCCCCGGAACTCTGTACTATGGCTAACTCTACATCTGACAGGGCGAATTCAAATACGTAGCTCATGACATGGTTGCCATCATCACGCACGTAAGCTCGTCCGCTGGCGCCAAACATGTACACCAGCATGCGATTCATGACCGGCACAGTGCAGTCGCTGATGTTTGCCATGGCTTTGCACATGATCAGCTTACGGTATGCCTCATTGGTCAGGACCACAGTGTTCGTGTCCTGCACGCCGGTATAGAAAGGCGCCTGGTTAAAGGGTTGCGGGTCGGTGAGTTCTGCCGGGGTGCTGGTCGCTTCGCCAAACCCCAGAAACTGCTGGGATGGCGTCACAGTCAGCAAACGCTCTACATCAACGATTTTACCCCAGCACATCAGACCGTAATCGCCGCAGGTCTCGATGTTGAATACGAGGTCATAGAACGTGTCTATCCAGTCCTCTGGCGCTACAGAAGCGTTAAAGGTGTCAATCAGTGACCGCAGGCTGGTTGAGTTCACGTACTGCGCGTAGATCGTCCAGTCGACATTATTCACTTACCGCCTCCGTTATGATGTTTGTCGCATCGAGAGTCGGCTCCTGATCTATCCCCATAGTCAGCGCACTAGACCAGGTGGTTCCGTCCAGAGAGACCTGGACAGAAAGAACGTTCATGTTCTGTGCATCAAGCGCTTGGATAGGTCCGATATACCGGCTGCCATAAATTCGCGCGCCGGCACGCGCCCGGGTACCGCCATCTGCTCCGGTGAAGGCATTCAGGACGACCGTTCTGATCTGCTCGTTGATATCTGACGGAAGGCCATCATTCGCCTCGTATTCCACCTTGATATGAACACTCACCGCGTCCAGCGTTTTCCACCTGTAAGTGTACTCCGGATAAGGGGCGTCATAATTTTCGGTATCCTGCACGGTCCCGGTGGTGTCACCGTTCATAACGGTGCCCGGGGGAAGTTTTTTATTGATGGCCGCTGCAATGTCTGCCACTGCCCCGCCATAAACCCCGATATAAATCGAGCTGGCAAGCAGCGTGTAATTCGTGGAACCTTTTTCGACAGAAGTGGGCTCTTTGTTGTCGATGACATAAACATCAAGCACCCCGTCGACTTCCAGAACGGAAGCCCGCACAGCCGCTGCCGTGTTGAAGGCGTTACGTGCCACTGACTGGCGACGGCGATACTCAAATGCAGATCTCCCTTCAACATTCGAGCCCGGCACACCCGCGGTCTCGTTGGTGATACTCGACCAGCCACTTACCGCGACATAGATGTTTGTCAGGGTACCGATGGGACAAGCTATCGGCCCGGTAGTCAGGTTCTGGAACTCGATCTTTACCGTCCCGTCGGCGCCTATCGTTCCTGCTGCCAGGGACACGTACATATAACCGTTATCGTCGGTTGCATAGGACTGTGCCGGGATCACCGTTCCCGGTACGCCGGAGCATGTGGCTGTTACAACCGTACCCGCAGCAGCAATGCGATCGAGGAAGTAAATCCTACCGATGCCATCCTGAAATCTGCCGGAGGAAAAGTCCGGGTTCATGTTGTTGACGATAGCCAGAAGCTGATCATTCTTGTCTGCGATGATTGCAGTATCAGTGACCGCCAGTTGCCCCTGCGGCGTCTTGAGGTTCGTGCTCATCGCCGTCCCGAATGCAGAACCAATATCTGCTATACGCCCGGCAAGAATGTCTCCCTCATCTGGAACATCAAGGCCAGTGGTGGAAAATGTCACGGCCGGTACCGCCGTAGAGATTGTCGTCATTTTTTCCTCACAGGGTGACGCTGGAATCCAGGCCGTTGGTATCCACGATCGCAATAACGCCGGTAGTGCGGCGCGTATCGCGGTTGTTAATCAGCGTCGGCTCAGCGCGCGCGATATAGCTCATCCGCAACGCTTCAACCTGAAGCGCGGCCGCCATGGCGCCGGTGCTGGCCTTAACGTTCAGAAGCTCTTTGTAATTAACGCCGGTGTCTTTTTCGTAAATGCACTCGCCGCGTATGGCCAGGCATGCCGTCGCCACGTCCTGAGCGCAGGCGTAGGGATTTTCAACCGTGGCGATATTACCCAGCTCATCAAGGACAAGATCCCAGGTGTCGGGATCGAGTTTGAGAGATATTGTTTTCATGGATTTCGCCCATAAAAAAACCCCGCCGAAGCGAGGTCTATTGTTTAATTACTGTGGTTTATAAATAAGAGATTTTTATCTGAATATTTTACCTGACATGACCAGCGAGCCAAACTCAGGAATGTAATCACCAGGCTGATCCATGCACATTTTAATCATGCGCCCCTTAACTCCAAATGTAAGCGGCATCCCGAAAGGCTCTTTGTCTCCAGAGTGAAAGCTTATAAAGGATTGAGCCATTTCATCCGCATTTTTTGGGTAAAGTTTTGACAGCGCATCCCTTATTTCATTCCTGCCTGCGCTGTTATTTTGTGTTCCAGTATTTACCATTTGATAAGCCAGAAGGTGGGATGACATAATAATGTCGCACGCTGAAAAAACGTCAACAGTATTTTCCTTTATCCATCGCTCCCTCTCGGAGTTCCTCTTATTGAACAAATCATCATTATATTTATTATTTTCAATCATCGTTAAAGGGATTGAAGAGGTAACCTTGTAACTACCTAACTGCCTTTCATCGCCACTGTCGAAGTTTATGTTTTGTAGGCTTAAAGTAGCGTACCTTTCATTTTCTTTTTTTGATAGCTGGACAGAAAACCCGTTTTGGCAACGGTAGTTAACTGACGACATCCTGTCCGGCGCATCTCCGGAGGTATGCATTGAGTCCATTCTGCAGGTTAGGTGCTGGCCGCCCAAAAAGTCAAACTCTAAGATACCAAACCATATCGGCTCGTCATCATTTGCCGTGAGAATTCCATTAAAATAGCCATCAACCATTTTTAAATGTGATGTTATCTGCTTTGATATGGCTGGCGGAGATAAGGCAAAAAGGATAAATGCTGAAATGACTATTAATTTTTTCATCACGGCTCCAGGGGATCGGTTCGGCTTCCACCTGATATTACCCCGCCATGGTCATGCCCATCAACGATAGAGCCATCGACAAGCTCAAGTTTGCCATCTGAGTGGACTTTCAAGCCATTGATGTTAACCACGCCAGGGCTTTTTATATTTATGCCACTTCCAGTAAATTCAGCAAATTCAGTAGGTTCCCCATTCATGCTGGCTATTGCGGTTATGTACATCGCATCGGAATACGAGTGGCGGCGCTGAGTTGGTGCGGGCCCCTCTGATCTGGTTTCCCTAACGTTCGTGGTGTCCTTGTCGCAGATAACAACCAGACCAATGTCTCCTGGCCTTGGCTCCATTTTTACCGCGCTGTTTCCCGCCTGAAGTCTGAGGTATGGGATCTGGTAAACGTCCTGATTGGCAATGGCCCGGCCTGAAACGTCTACATCATTAACCAGGGGGAGAACGGTCAACACATCGCCTTCAACCTCCCTAACCAGAACAATATCAACAAACGTCATTCCTTTCAGCGCTGAATGTAGCAGCGATAATATGGCGTTACCCTGCGATGACACACTCTCAGGGGTCTGGTTAGTTAGCATTTTCATCCCCTTTTACAAGATACCCAGGCGCGGCCACAACGAACGTTTCCCACAGGCCACCGGGAACTTTACAGGAAAGATAATGAGTAGTTCCTGCCTGAATAATCCACTCCCCGCTTGCGTGCGGCAGGTCAGTCTCAAGGATGATTTTGGTATTCAGTTTCAGAGATGGAGAGTAAATGCAGCGAAAGTTAATTCCCATGTCATAAAAAATCGGATACCCAATAAGCCCTGTTGATGGAGAAACATATGGAACGACAGAGTCAGAGGGTTTCTTCCCGGTGTAAATAGTGACGGTGCCAAAATCAATATTTACCGTTATTTTATGCGCAGCTGCTATTTCAATGATCTGCTTTATAGCATTGCCTTTGTACACCGGGTTGCGCTCGGTGCTTTTGACGTCGACATTGATGAATTTCAGGCCAACTTTAAAGGCAAGAGCGCGAATCATATCAGCCACATCCGCATCGCCGCGAATGGATGTGGGCTCACAGGGGATCAGGCGCTCCCTGCCGGCGGCCGCCGCGGTTATCTCAATCGGCGCATCCGGCATCTGGTTCAGGTTAATCCTGGCTGATGTTATTGACCCGGAAAAAACACGGGTGTCGCCAGCATAAACGACGATAGCATTTTGCTCGGAGGCGATTATTTTTTGCGCGTTGGTCGTCAGCTTGGCCATGTTCTCCAGCGACAGGCCCCACAGGCTTAGCTCCATCATTGTGCCTGTAGCGCCGCCAAAGGCAGATATAGCAGCTTCACACTTGAAGCCTTTAACCGTCAGCGTGTTACCAATGCCACCGTCAAACGTACCGTTGGCCAGCGTGAACGATACGGTAAGTTCTCTCTCCTTGTAACTCATCTGCCGACCTCACTGCTCGTCGCATAATACAGCTTGAATCTGGTGCCGATTTCGTCGTAATAAGGATCGGCTGTACCTTTTGAGTCAACGAAAACCAGATCGCCACTGAACCCCAGATATTTATACCGAACCAGGTAAACGCAGTTCAGGCAGAGAACACCCTGAAATATCGGCTTGTCATCGACATACAGATCGGCGTAAAACCCGGTTGAACGCTGATGTAACTTGATCGCGCAGTTCTGGCCGCCAAGCGTGACATAGACCTTTTGGGATAGTGACGGTGATAAGCTAATTTCCTGCATGTCACATCACCTTTTCCAGAAAGTCGGAGACGGTGCTTTTTATCTGCTTAGAAACTGCAGTAGAAGAGCTGTCCCACGACTTAGATACCGACTCGGCTGCCGAGTTAACGTTAGACACAATCGCCGCCCCAGTCGTCTGAAGAGCGTCTGATAAGGTTGTATCTGCACTTGACCAGGCATTCTTAACATCGCTCAATGTCACCTCTTTCGTTGCCCCGGTGATCACCTGCGTTGAGGCTGCGGCGCCATTGTTGGTTTTCGCGTTGCTGGTCGGCGGCCCTTCAATAACAGCATTTGAAAGCATGACCTCCCCGCCGTCCATGATCTCCTCGAAAGTGCAGTTCGCCATCAACAACGTCTGCCCGCGATATGACCCCACAAAATAATCGAAGTGGGTCAGATCGTAGCTGTAATACACCGTGTCCGGCGTCTCGATGTTGTAGGTGCTGGCCGTGTTTTTCATCTCATCCAGTTTCTGAATGAAATTGTTCCGGCTTAGCAGAGAGAAATTGGTCAGGTTAGGCAGTGACCCGGAAAAAGCCGTCCATCCCTCAAGGGCAAAAATGATCCTCAGTTCAGACGGCTGTTTCACTTTGTTGTAGGACGTGTACCGGCCCTTTTCTACCGGCCCCTTAGTTACCGCCGCATCACCGTAGCGATCAACACTAACCCAGCCGGAAGGAGAGAAAACCTCCTGCCCGGCTGCAGCCGTCAAAAGCGACTCGTCAACGGTGTTATAGGTGATCCGGTAAGTTGGCGACAGGGCGCTGTTAAGGACGGATAACAGGCTTCCTCCCTGAATGGCGGATAGCACTGTCGAGACATTCAGAGAAAACGACATGAGTTATTGTCCTGAGTAGCCAGCCAAAAGCATGACACGGTTGTCGCCGTGCTTTTTGATGTCGCTGGTAAGCTGTTCCACGTTCTGGGCCTGGGTGGTGATTTTGGTGCCATAAAACTGATAAGTCGCACCGGACTGCCCGGGCATCGAGCGGTCTACAGCCATCCCGGCGCCGGGGCGCATTCCGGCCATGACTTTTGGGACGTAATTGCGAGTTTCCGACGGCAGGTTATCCATGCCTTTCTTCTGGACGTTTCCGAGCCCCCAGTTATAGGAGGCAAGGGCTTTTTCCAGATCGCCACCAGTAGCATCCAGCAGATAGCGCAAGTATCTTGCAGCGGCATCAGCTGACTTGTGGGGGTCATAAACGTCCATCCCCTTCAAACCCAAATCTCTGGCAGTTCCATCCATAAACTGGAATGGGCCTTTCGCCCCTTTGGGGGATACTGCGAACGGGTCACCACCTGATTCAGTACCAGCCACCGAAGACAGCAGCCCAGCGGGGAGTCCATATTTACCCTCCAGCGCACCAAACTCGCCAGCCATTGCCTGAAGAAATGCCCTTCCTTTGGCGCCAAGGCGAGCGGCCTGCGCGTTAAGCGGAACGTTGGGCTGGTAGCCGCCAACAATATTTGGCTGCATGGATGCTGCCCCAGCCGGAGAAATTAATGCATTCACAGCCTGTGAAAGAAGATTTTTAGTTGATTCCCAGAATGAGCGCTCATCCTGATCTTTCTTCCTTTGCTCTGGTGATACAGCTTGTATATTTTGCTGGTTGTTATACCAACCACCTGCAGACCAGCGCTGTTTTATTGACTCCCAAAGAGAATCAGTATGGTCTGCTTTGGTTGCGGCATTCGATATGTTCTGATAAGCCCCTACCCCCACAGCACTGGCAGCGACAAACCACGCAGGTGGTGTGAGGGCGAACAATCCAGTAAAAGCCTTTGTGATTCCCATCACCCATGTCGCAACCTTTAAGCCTATGAGTAGCTTGATCGCGTTTTCCCAACCACCAACAGATCTCGCAGCGTTATCTGCCACCTTAGCTCCGCTCTCAATGGCTCCAAAAAAGGACTCGACTTTTTGTCTCATCTCATCTGGATGAGATTTCATCCAGTTTGATAACTGAAGAAGTACGCCATTGAACTCGCGGACATACGGGATCAGGAAGGTATAAAACTGGTTTTTTGTGGTATCAAGGTTCTGGTTTAATTCAGCCCATGCAGAATTGAATTCCTTGGCCCCGTTTATTGACTCATCAGAAATCCCTGAGTTTTTAGTCAGGCGATCAACGTCAGGCAGGAATTTCCCTTCCTGATTACGCTGCAAGGTTGCATCATCAAATCCAAGACTTAACCCGACCTGCCGGCGAAGGTTTGGATCGCTGATTTTCCGTAGCGCATCAAGGGATGTTTTGGCCAGAGAACTGGCGTCCTGTCCCCACACGTCAAAATTCTGGCCTGTTAGCGCATTTAATTGCGCCAGACCACCAAAAATAGAGCTACTGTAATCGCCGACCCTCGCGCCCTGTATGGCGCCCTGAAATCCCTGCAGAGAAGCGCTTATCTTCTCAGCTGAACTCCCCGCTGCCTCTGCTGACTTTGACCAACCGTCAAGCTCACGGGCCGATAGCCCCAGCGCTTTCGACTGGATCGACAAATCCATAAGGCCGGAAGTGGTGCTTTTCACAAAGCTTATCAGGCCGCCAGCAGTGACGGTAACGCCAGTCAGTGCCAGCAGCTCCGTCTTTATGCTGCTGAAGAACGAAGCGGCTTTCTTGCCCTGCTCCGCCATTTCCTTGGCGGTGTTTTTGGCGTCTTCGCGCTGCTTTTTCAGGTCGTCACTGACTTCCTGCTGGCCTTTGCGGAACTGAGAAGCATCAAGGCCCAGCGTCACCAGGAGGGCGTCAATTACCGTTGCTGCCATGATCACTCTCCGCTATGGCTCTGTTGGTGTTATCCACGGTCATTATTTCAATCAGCCACCACATATCCTGGACGCTGTATACGGTGTCCAGTTCGTGGAGTGTCGCCATTTTCCCGGAGATCACCGCGGCGATGGTGCGCGGTACATTCGCATACTGTATGAAGCCGCGATCTGAATCTTCAGGAACGGATAAGGGGATTTCTAACTTGCGGTGGCTGCTACAAAAGCGATATGGAGTTTGAAGGCTTCGATTTTCAGGCGTGACCAGGTGCTGATTTCTTCGATCTGCCCTTCGTCAACAAGCGCTGTCTCGATACCGTTACCCCCGAGGAATTTCACGCAGCCAAGCAGCTCATCAAGCAGAGGCTTTGACTGTGCGAACGGAACTTTAGCCAGTGAAGTGATACCCCACTGAGCGAGACCTGCCATGCCGCTGGCCATCACGCTTTCATACAGCTCGCGAGCTTCTGCGTTATCCTCGGCTGGGGCCGGCGCCACCGCAGCACTGATGGCCATCATCATATTTTCGGGAACGGTAACGCCGGCGCCAATCACGGCGCACGCCAGGCGGATCGCCCACTCTTCGGCCTTTCTCGCCGGCATTTCGGTGATTTTGAACTGCTTACCCTTGTCACGGTTATCTGCTTCAACCGTGAATACGATGCTTTTACGAGCCATTTTTGTTTCCTGAATGAGTTTTTTGGCAATAAAAAAGCCCACCGTAGTGGGCCATTCAAAAACCACGAATTTGTGGTTTTCATGATTCGGTAAGCGCACCAGGAAAACCGGGCAATGCCAACTGACCTTGCTTGTCCAGTTGCTCAATGCGTGAAAGTAGCTGGGGCTTCTTCTCTTTCCCCCACCGGCGCAACAGACGACCAGACATACTGGCAACATCCTTCTCTTTAAGGAACTCCAGCATGACGGCGTTACGCTCTTCTTCAAACTGGCGCCGCCCAACCTGAAGCATCGCGTACATCCAGTTGAAGGCGTTGATGTAGGCGATCTTGATACGCATCGCCTCTTTTTTGGTGTAGGACATAACCAGAAGCATCAATCCATCTTTGCGGAGGCGATAGAACTTCTGCGGCTTTCCGTTCTGCAACTCATTGTTTTTATAGCAAACCTCAAAATTGAGTTTTGTATCGAACTCTTCAGGGCATGCCTTAATAGTTTTTTCGATATCACGAATAACGTTGTCAGGACGCTTTCCAAATGCCTTAGCCACCATAAACGAGTCAGTTACCGGGTCGTTATCGGCCACAAAAATCAGATCGCGGAAGTCTAACCCATTAATTACTGTTGGATATTTCATATCGGCTTACCTTTTAGTGATGAACCTTGTCACACAGGAATCCGGCCCACAGAAAGGCACCGATAGCCAAACCGGTATCCTCAAGGGTCATCCTGAAAGGTTCTGTGTTGTGATGTGCGCGTGTGAAGCGCGGGGTATTGCGGGTATAAAAAAGCCCGGACTTAGCCGGGCTGATTTTTTTATGCTGAGTAGTCTGCTGGGGTAACAGTTTCCCACTGGATGAGTCCAGTTACCGGCTGAAGAACACGGCCGGCAGATGGCATGCGGCGTGCACGCTGCAGGATGCCGTTGGTCATGATGTACTTTTTGCCCAGCGACGGCAGGATCACCGTCCCATTAACACGCAGCACAGACCGCGTGGTCATCTGCGTGGTTTGCCAGTTGTCGATGTACTTAATCGACGGTGAGGATGCAGCCAGATGGAATGTCCACGGCAGATCACCATAAACAAAACCGCCCAGCAGTTTCCCGTCAGCAGTACGCTGGTACTCTGCCGTGTCGGTATCACCCATTTCGAAGATGTTCTGCGCTTCGAACTGCTCCAGGTTAAACCCGGACGGGTAGAGCTCAGCGATTACCAGCTCAATGATCGCGTCTGCCGACGTAATATTTTGACCGGACATTACTGCACCTCCACGCTGTTAACGGTGATACCCTGGATGATCCCGCCGTCGGTGTACCAGAAGTAAACCGTTGGCTTGGTACGCGCGGCGCGCATTGCCGGGGTGAACGGGCCGATGTAGACGTAATACCCTTCAGCCATAAGCGAATCCGTAACATCGACGCCAGCGATGGCGTTAATCTGGTCGATCTGCGACTGGTCAAGATCGGTTCCCGCCGTCATGCCACCCCATGCCCTGAATTGCTCAATGGTCGGCTTCATGCACGACTCAATACGAGCTTTCCCGGCTGCTGCGTAAGGCAGATTGCTCGCCTGCTGGAACAGCGCAACGAGAGCCGCCTGAAGCTGAGCATTTACCCATACCTGACCAGCCCAGGCGTCAAGCCACCCATAATCACCGGTAATAGAGCCAGGCGCCCACTGGTTGGTTTCGACCGCATTCGAGGCATAGTTGCCGTAGAAGTTATAGCCGTTGGCCTTAGCCGCCTCGTAATCAGTATCGTTGCTGATCATCGGCAGCAGGCCGGACACCTGACGACCATTCAGAGAACAGCGCCCATTGGCCTGCGTGAAGTTCAGCGCAGCCACAAACCCCATAGCGTTTGCTGCGTGGTTCGGATAACCATACACCGGGCAGATGTCGTTATAGGCGTAGGTGTTGATGATGTCGTACACCAGTGCATTCGAGCTGCCCGCCACGATTGCCGTTCCTGATGCGTCCCATGGGACATAGGCAAAGCGGTGGTTCTGGCTGTTTGCCCAGAGCGCAAACGCATTAGCCTGGTCTTTGGTGACAGCGAACGTCGTGGAGAATGTTACCCAGTCCTGCTCTTTGGCCAGAATGGCAGTAAAGATATCGTCAATCACTGCCTGCGCCGCACCCTGAGAGATCACCGCGCCGGTCGCTTCGGTCAGTTTCAGACCCGTAGCAAGCGTACCTTCATCGGCAAAGGTAATGGTGCTATCCACGCCTGTGGTGGCAGAGGTGATGATGAATTTCTTCAGCACGCTATCCCAGGTCACTACAACCGAGGAGCCAATGCCGGTTTCAATCAGCTCTGCCGCGTTATCAAAACTGGTGGCTCCGCTTAGGTTGATAGCCGCAGAAGTCTCCTCCGTACCGTCAACGGTCAGAGTTAGCGTACCCGAAAGCAACTTGAGCTGTGCCAGCGTGGTCGCAGCGTGCGATCCGGAACGAAGGAATGCCGCCACTGCTGCAGTATTGAATCGGCTAAAATACAGCTTGCCAGGCATCTGTGTTTTACCGGTGAATGCGGCGAAATACAGCACCGCGGCGGTGTACTCAATCGACGCGCTGCCGAAGTACGCCTTTACCTCATCCGCACTGGAAAATGAGGGTACTGCACCAACCGGCGCGTATGCGCTGTCGGTCAGGAACAGGCCATTGAGATCAATAGCTGTCCCTGTCGCCTTCAGTACGCCGGGAAGCATCTGGGCGATTTTTGATAGCGAAATTGCCATTTATTATTTCTCCGGAGGAAATCTCACGTCGACCGGCTGCGATATCACATCTGCGCCTGTCATAAACTGCTGAGGAACGCTGACGACAATCAGCGGGTTTGCATGGAATTCAAGCGTCCAGCGGGATTCCCACTGTTTCTCGCCGTTGATCATCGAGGTTTGCCGTGGGGGGCCGGAATAAAGCGGTACCAGGACATTCGCGTTTTCCCTGAACCAGGTGCATGCGAATTCGGAGCGGGCAATGCGCGAAAAGATGCTGGCATTGTTTTGCGCCTGATCTCCGTAGAAATCGAGCTGACATTGCCATTCATCAACGCGGCGAAGTTCTGCCCGCCCGTAATCGCTAACGCCGTCATACTCGTAATTGACAGCACTGGTTGAGAGGTCAGTCAGAAAAAGCGGCGTCATAGTAATGAAACCGCCTTTCGGCATGGGGGTCTGATTTTGCTGAGTCTGCGTGATCTCTGAATCCGGGAAGAGGACAGAAAGGAAATCGCCAGTCGCCTTAAACAGATCGCTTTCAGTGACCTGCAGGCCTACGTCAATTGTTGACATGCGATAACCCTCGTCCAGTCTGGCCAGATTTCAGGCACATCCACAACCAGCCACGTTTCATTGCCGATAACGAACTTATCGCCGCCCTGCTGCCGTTCCCTGTTAATCCCGCACCAGTTGCCATCCGTCCAGATACTGACCAGCACCCCCTGGATGTTCATGTTATCCATGTGCCTGATATCAGCCTGACTCAGCGCCTGCTTTTGCACCATCATCGTTACCGGCGGCGCGAAACCTGGAGAGGTCGAGTAATCCGGGTTTTTGATTGGTCCGATCGAGCGGTAAATCTGCGCCTCGACGCGAGGATTAACCGCGCTAATGGCGCTTCGCACTATGGAATGAAGATTCACTCTTTCACCTCGTAGTCGACCGAGTTCAGCATGTGGGCCGAGTCGATTAACGGGTCATTAAACCCTTTTTTGTCGACCGTGCTTTTTGCGTTCGGCGGCTCAGAAAAGGCGATGATTGACGACTGAATCTGCCCCTTGATCCGCTCCCCCATCAGCGCCAGGCTTTTGCGGGCGTCAAAATCGTTTGCCTTCATGAGCTTCCCGAGCTCTCCGCCCCACTCCGGACCATGTTCAGAAATGGTCTTCCTGAAGTACGGTCGGGATGGGATCGTAACGATATGCTCGGGTATCATTACTGACTGCGCGAAATTGGCCTTTGATGGCTTAGCGAAGCGAGAAACGCCGTCACGGCGAACGTAAAAGTTCAAATCCCTGGTATGCGCCGGGATTTTTACAGTGCCGCCAAATTCGTTGGTGGCTGCCACAAGTGCTACCGGCGTCCCGTCGGGGTATTTGGACCCTTCAAGGAAACCAACCTTCAAATCATCGCCAGAGGACAGCCCCTTTGCGATCGACTGCAGGTGCTCCATCAGCTTATCGCCGCCTGACATTCCATCCATAGCTACCTCCGGATGAAAGAGCGGCGGTTATAATGGCCAGGGTACATCGAAGGAGAGGACCCAGGGACATATCGCACAGTGCGATAAGGGGCCGTAGCTTGCCAGTAAGCTGCACCGTATGGCGTCTGTAGATACCACCACGATGACGCGCTGGAAGGCCCCGCATCAGTCGAAACCGATACAGACCCCTCCGATGCGCTTGCCACCCGACCTACCAGACCAGAAGCCTTCTCGCCGTTTACGCCTGAATTCAAAGCCGCGATGTGAGCAACCAGCATATTCAAGAAGACGGCGCGGACAGCAACATCCGCAACCAGGCTGCGGTCCGTGTTATCAAGGTAAATCGTTGCCTCCGTGAAGTACGCATTAAGCAGCGTTTCACTTACGGCATCGAACTCCGGATAACGCTCACGAAATGCGGCAACATCAAAGACAACGATCGCCATTATTTTTTGTCCGCCTTCTCAATGCCCGGAGCCGGGTTGTTCTGATCCAGACCTTCCAGACCAGTTTTCTCCGAAGCGTTTTCATTCGCTTTCGCCTGGGCGCTGCTGGTTTTCGCCTGGGCAAACACCAGCTCTTTGCGAACGTAGGGCTGATCAGCATGTACTGCCAGCCATGCTTCAAACGCTTCCTTGTCCACGTTTTCGGTCAGGCCGTAGCCGCCGACAACGAGAGAGGAGTTGGAGCCGTTAAGCTCCACTTTGTACCCACCCTGCTCCAGGATCAGGCCGTTCGGCAGTTTGCATCCTACAGTTACTGTTTCGGACATGTTACACCCCGATCATGCTGGCAATGCCCAGCGGTTGACGAATGATTGCACCCCAGGTGCCACCGGATTTTTTCTGCCGCCAGGAAGACTCTTCCACCACGACAGCGTGAGCGCGCATCTTCTCGGTGAATGCTGCGTAAGCGGTGTCCTGCTCACCCAGACGCTCAACAATCAGCTGCACAAGCTCGCCCGCATCGGTGCTGTATTCAACAGCGGTTTCGATACGCATGTTCGGGAAGTTTTTCTTCAGCTGATCGGTGACGTTCACGTTGTACTGGTTCGTCTTGGTCAGGTTGACTTCCATTTCCGGCGACATGCCGAGCACCATGCGATCGGTACGCTCTACGAGGCCTTTGGTCTGAGAGACCAGCTGCTTATAGAGACGACCGGAGATGTCGTCATATACGGCTTGCCCGTCTTTAGTTGCCCAGGTAACGCTACCGCCGGAACCAGTCGCCGCCGGCGTCACCGGAGCGCTCAGAGACGGATCGTTGAGCAGACCATAGTTTTCCAGTCCGGCGATGCCGTAGAAGTAGGACTTGTTCTGGAACTTGTTCAGCACAAGCGCAGAGGCCACGTTGAGCTCTGCGGCATAGCCGATACGCCCGGCGCCGTACATGTCCAGCTCGCGCTCACCCCAGCGGGTGTGAGTCTGATAATGGAACGACTGGCGCGGCACCCAGTTGACGTTGGCGGACGTCATGCCGTTGTTGTTGAAGTCGCCGTAAGCGCTGGTTTCGCCAGTCGACTCGACGATCGGGAACTGCGAGGTCAGCGTCGTCCAGTCGCCTTTTTTCACTTCACCGATAATCTCTGCGGCCTTCATCGGCGTTACGAGAACGCGGATAAGTTCCGGATCGACGTAGTTCGTGAAGTAGGCCGGGATACCGGCGTTATTCGCAGTAACCATTTGCGGCTGGGCATCCATCGCCAGCGCGAAATTCTCCGCAAACTCCGGCTTCAGGTAGTCCTTCGCGCCGGGCAGCACAATGCCATATTTCCCGCTGGCTGCGGCGTAGTGTCGCTGAAATTCGTTCATTACTTGCTCCAGGTGCTGATTTTGACCTTCTCGCCAGCGTCACAATCGCTTGCGGCATAGAATGCGGTCTCGATAAAACCGGCCACGGTTGCGCCGGCAGCGGCGACTTGCACCTCACCGGTGGTCAGGGATGCAAAAACCTTCTGCCCGCGGGTGGCAGCTGTTGACGTTTTGGCCCAGAAGTCACCGGCAACCATCAGGGTGATTTCGCGGCCGGGCTGGATAAGCATGGATGCCTGACCCAGCCAGATGGTGATCGACGCCTGCCCATCACGATGGACAAAGCCAGACGGAACACCGCTACCGGCATTGGAAGCCACACCGTCAACAGCCCAGGCGAAGCGGCCGACAGTCAGGCCGTCATTGCCAGCAACCAGAGCGCCCTCTCCAGCCTGATAGGTCGCGTGAGGGTTGGTACCAGCAAAGGCCCCTTCAACGCCGGGGGCCGGATACTGGTTAATTCGTGTCTGAAAACCTGCCATGTTAACCTCGTTTCAGTTTGCCAGCGGTCGGGAATGCTTTTTCGAACTCACTGACGGAAGCGGAATCCTGCGCAATGACAGGGCGTGAATTTTCTTTCTGGCTGATCGCCATTTTGACCATCGCCGGATAAGCGGACGGGTGAACGCCGGCGATATCCACGCCGCTCTGTTCAAGCGCGGTGCGATAGACATCTTCGGCTGAGTCCATGGCAACGACGTCGCCGATCAGCGGGCGGACAACCTGCTCGGCTTCACGGATTTTCCGGAAGTTTTCCGCAGCCTTTTTAGTTGCGCTGTCGGCTGCCAGACGAATCGCAGAGTCCATCGCTGTTTTGGAGACTTTGTCGTCTTCTTCATCGTCTTCATCTTCGGCGGTTTTCTTCTTGTCCTTGTCTTCTTCGTCGTCCTCATCGTCCGCCGTTTTTTTCTTATCCTTCTCGTCGTCGTCTTCGTCGTCAGCGGGTTTGTTTTCTTTTTCGTCTTCCTTTTCGGCTTCATCAAGAGCCAGAAGAGCTTTGCGGACTTCTGCCTCCAGATCTGCATCCTGCGCCAGAAGTGGCTTAAGGGTGGCGCGGATCGCCGCTACCTTATGTTTACGCATGTGATTAAGCTCCGGTGGTAATGAATCTGCGACCAGTACATCTGGCCCTGCGCGGCCGTCAGGGACCAGCGCTTCGTGGTTTCCGAAAATGTCACGCATAACGCCGTCATAAGGCTCGCCGTCAGGGGTGACACCCGGGGTCATGTCTGCGACGTACTTGTACGATGCAGATAGCTCTCGCTGCTCTCCGCTCTCAATTCCAGCAATCGCGCTGTTATCCCAGATCGACATACCAACCGTGAGATACGTGCCGTCAAACTCCGCATTGGAGTGCGTCACGCCAACACGAAATTCATTTGGCGGGTCGGTGGGAAAATCGGGGATGTGCTTGCTGAGCACGGGGATGTTATTGAAGGTTTTGGCTGCTTTCCGGAGCTCGTCCGGGTGGCGCCAAAGCCGGTAAAGTTTGTTGGGTTCGAGTCCAAGCTCTTCGCTTCTTGGTATTTCTCGCCCGTAGTAGGCATTGACGTTTGCCTTGCTGATATTCGTTCGTGAAATCTGAAGGCGGCCATTTGCGTCGATGGTGCGCACAGAGGCGCGATCGAAAGCTAAGCACTCTGTGGGGTTCATTGCTCAATCCTGTTTTGAAAGCCCTGGAATGACAGCCTCCCAGGTGCAACGACAATTTGGTAACTCGCCTGGCATGATGTGCTCGCCATCAATGAGCATTCCTTCCGAGAGGTCGAACAGCGTGCCATTAGCTTTTACATGGGACTGGCGAGGCTTTTTACCTGCATGGGAGTGCTTCCATATTCCCTGGGTAATGCCGAGCGCCTGCTGTCGCGCAGACTGAACGACTGAGGTAGCCTTGTTGTTCTGATCTCGGGCAATGAACGCCGCACGGCGCCGGGTAATCCCGTATCGCTTCTGGAGTTCATCGGTGAGATAGGACAGGTCTCGCCCACGTGCCACCGACCTCATAACCAGCCCTTCCACCTCAGTGAAATACTTCTCGGGGATGGATCGGATAAGGCCGACATTCTCGGCGATGGTCGCCTGAAGAGCGTTATTCATCTGCGAGGTCATCTTGAACTCGACAGTAAACCCCGCATCTTTGAAGGCTGTGGCCAGTGACGCATCTGCGTTCTTCATGGCGTCGTTAGCGAACCTGTCGGCCAGCTTTTGCGCCATGTCATCAAACCGCCGAGTCCAGCGCTTAGCCAGTTTCTGCATGGCATTACGCATCATCACTGCAGGTGATGCATCCATGGCGACAGCCGCGCCGCTGGCCCGATAGTTTGCAGACAGCCAGTAGACAACAGATGCCTGCATTTCCTGCACCTGCTTATCAAGCTGTCGGCGGTACCATGCTTCGACGCCAGCGTTAGGATGAACCGCCCTTATCGTCAGGGTCTGTTTCTTCCTCTTCGTCGTAGTCGTCTTCGATTTCGAGGTCATCATTCAGGTCCAGAGAGTGATAGGGCGAGTCCGGGTCACCGGCGATTTTTTCGCGGACTTCGTTGCCAGAGAGAACGCTGGCGGCCACATAGACAGCGTCCGTGTCAGCGTCTACTTTGCGAATTTCCGCCCGCTCTTTAGCGCTCATTTCGTACAGCGGCTCAAAGTCGAAGGTTATGCCGTCGTCAATGTCCCCGAACTCAGAGAGCTGAATGATGTCCATCACACGCTTCAGGTTGTCTTTAAAAACAGACTGCTGCAGAGCGTGAATGTAGTCGTAGAAAACGCGGATTTCGCCGTCAGACGTTGCGTTAAGGCCATTTGGAGTGATGCCCAGCAGTTTGACGAGCGGGATGCTCGAAACCGCTGACATGTGCTCCTGCGATTGTGCCTGCAGGGCATCCAGACCGTTAAGCGGGGCGTTAACGAACTCAACCGTTTCTGGCTGGGTAGGGTTGTTGTCTTTAGCGAATGCGCCACGGTTATCACGGCATCGGTTGAAGACATCAAGCCTTGCCAGAAGGCCATCTGCCGCCCCGCCCTGCAGAATCGTGCTCATATTTGTTCCGATTACCGGAACAGAGAACGAGTGAATCATGTCGCTGACGCTGTCGCGGGTGCGAAGCCAGTTATTGACGTATGGCTCGGCAATCTGCGAGAGAGACAGGCCGCGGAAGTTATACGATGCTTTCAGCAGATCAGGGACCTGCCGCGAGACGAAATCAATCATCCGGCTTGCATGTACGGTCCGTCCCATGACAAACCACTGCGTCGGCTTGTAGAAATCCGGGCTCAGCGGGTTGTCGGAGTTATAAATCCCCGGATAGGTCCAGATGGGCTCGATGACCCTGAACCCCTGCAGGCTGCCTTTCGTGATCTTCTTGTCGCTCATGAAGAGCTTCGATTGCAGCTCGTTGTCGTCCATCCATGCGGAGATTCCCCGCGGCGAACGAACGTCAATGTAAATCTGGCCACCGCCAAAGTAGCCGTCGTGTTCTGCGGCTTCTTTAAAGCGCTCGCGCACCTTAAACCGCTTCATGGCCTCTTCGAGCTGTTTTACCCGATCCGCCTTGTCTTCATCGCCGACAGTTTTGAGCTTTATCCATTTGCGGGTCATTTCCTCCGCGATGGTGCCTACCATCTTGCGATATTCAGGCTTCTGCGCCAGCGTGGCCAGATACGGGTAGCCGGGAAAGCTATCAAAGTCGCCGTAGCTGTAACCGCCATATGCAGCATTGAGATCATCGTAAGGCGTGGAGTCCATTGCCAGAATGGCGCTTTTGATAGCCTCGGGGATCACCCCTTTCGGCGGTTCGTAGCGTTGAAACTCTCTTTTCGGTAATGCGCGGACTTCGGCCACGGCCTCGGGCCTGATCCCGACCTTCAGCGCTTCAGGTTCTTTTGCCGGCTCAGGCGCGGCGACTTCTTTCTTTTTAAACCACCACACTTAAATTCTCCTGAGTTGATTCGGGTCGATAACCATCGGCTGCGGGCCGGAAATCAGGTTGTCGTCGATTGCGTCCATCCAGGTATCGAGGATGTCGTCGTTGTCGTGACTGTCATCAGCGGAGAAAGCAGCGCATTCCGTCATCGCCGTCAGCACCCACTCCGTTGAGCCTGCGATCGTGCCGTCCTCGTAGAAAATGCTGGAAAGCTTCTGTCCGTCGTCGGTGTGCGTTGCGGGGACGAACACTTTCCCTGTTTTGATTTGGGGGATGACGTTAAGGCAGCGAACGAGCTTGTTCTGTCCGGTTCCGCGCGGGATTTCCCTCACCGGGATGGCGAGTTGTCCTGGGGTCTGACTACGTTTTTTCAGGGTGGTAATAAGGCCCTGTCCGGCCTGCTTCTCTTCAATGGCCATATGACGCAGCGGCATAACCCGCATGGAGCCAGACAGGCGCCACTTTTCCCAAACCTCTTCTGCTTTCTTCAGGAGGTCTTCCGGGTCCCACCGGCCGCGAACGACGTCGATGATGTACAGATTCCCGTCCACGCCCATGCCAGCCAGCGTAAACACGGTGTAATCCAGCCAGTCCTCTACCTTCCCGCTGTTCGTATCGACATACACGGCGCGGTGCGTAAGCTTCGGCAGGGTGGTGTACGTTCTGAACCAGCTGGTGTCGATGATCCCGCCAGTCAGCGCCATCGGGTTTTGCTGGTATTGCGACAGGAAGGTATAGCGATCCTTTTCCCACAGCTGCAGGAGGTCGTTAACGTCTTCCATCTGCGGCCAGTAGGACCAGTAGCGAACGCCACCAACGACCACAGAATCGGTATCTTTGACCGTTTCCCAGCAAAGCGAACGCCATGGCTCATCGAGCGACTGGATGTACTTCTCGTCGATCATGGCTGGTATGGCGACATGGTGAAACGGCACGCCCATTCCGCCGGCAAGCATGAAGCCCGTTGCATCGTCGGTGTGCAGGCGCTGCTGAATGCTTACAAATGGCGTCGGGTGCTCTTTCGACTTATCGCCGCGGCGTGATCGAATGGTGTTTACCAGCAGCGTATTCGCGCTTTTGCGTCGGGACTCGCTGAGCATGTCCACCGGCTTGTTGTAGTCGTCCAGCATCACCATGCCGGAGAACTCTGGTCCGTAGTAGCCACCACGACCACCAGTGATCTGCCCGTTGCTTGAGCGCGATACCGTCTGCCCTATAGAGCGCCCTCGCTCGTCCTTTATCTCCCACTCTTCCGCCTGGTTGACACCAAACGAGCAGGGCCAGAACTCCTGATATTCACGGCTGGCGATAATGTCGCGGGTGCGCCGGCTGTTACGCTTTACCAGCGTGTCAGCAAAAGAGATATTCAGGTTGCGAAAGCGTTTAAGCCGCTTCTCCTGCACCAGGGCGTTGACATACGCCGGGAAGTGGATGGAGAAGAACTCTGTTTTTGTACCGCCGGGCGGGATGTTGATAATCAGGTTTCGCGGGACAAGGCGCCCGGCAAGCAGATCATCAATTTTCGAAGCCATCAGGCGGTGATGCCAGTTAACCAGCAGCCGGTCGCCCTGAATCAGCTCGAACCATATCCGGGTGAAGTTCAGGAATGACTTCGTGGACTTTGAACGGATGATCACGCGCTCCGGGAATGACAGGTCATCCCATTCGATAATTCCGCTCATATCAGTCCAGCCCTTCTAACCTTCCCTCCAGCTTCTGCTGGGCCTTCGCATAGTCTTCAGCGGTGTACGTCACCTGATTCAGCGGGCCGCCGTCTTTGCCGGTTAGCTCCACCTTTTGCTTGTTGCTGTAGGCATCGCCAACCTCTTTTGCCGCCTGCTCCAGTAACTGAGCTGTCATGCCGAGGTTTTTCATACCTTCGGCAGTCGTAGACATTCGCTGCAGGACGCGCAGGCGATAGGCCTTGTTGGCGATCGGGATGTCGGATATTTCGTTGAGGAAGCGGTCTCGGGTGCGGTTGAAGAGGTCGACCCATTTTTGAGCCAAACCTTTCCCTGCCACCTTTGTCGGGTCATGAGATGCCACCTGCTGGCGCGTCACCTGAACCTTGAATTCTTTTTGTACGGACTCGACGATTTGGGATGGCGTATCAAAGCAAGCGAGCTCTTGAACGATAAAGGCTCTCACTTCTGGTTTTAGTGCAGCCATAAATCACCGTCCGTATAAAGCAGTATAAAATCACGCCAGTTTCAGCATGCATGTCCCGCACGCTCTGGCAACATCGATATGAGCAACCTCCGCCGGCCTGTTCGCCGCATCCACCATTTCCTGCACGTCTTTACTGGCGCCATAACGCCGGACCACTCCGACGAATTCCTCGACGTCATGGCCGCGAAGTTTGAGCACCGGCATACCGGCCTCTTTGTTGAATTTCGGCGCGCCATAGTCATCGGTAGCCTGGGCGATGTGGTAAAGCTCATGCTCTACCAGTGCGCAGAACTCCAGATCGTTGCATTGCTCGCAGTAGTCAGCAGCCAGGGTGATGATGTACTTCGGTATGCGACCGAACCATTCATGCATCTGCTGCTCCATGCGGGACTTCTGCCAGCCGCCAGCGCGCATCATTACCTGCTCACACTGACCCAGCACAATGCGCCCGCTTTTGGCGAATGAGCCAGAGGCCCACATGAATGCCACATCAGCATCGACCAAGTGCGCATGGTCAGGGTTATGGATTCGGCCGTCTTCGGTGAGGATGTTCTGATTTACCCATTCGCCGATTTCGGTAGCAGGGATCAGCCGGGTGTATGGCAGCCAGTTTTCGCCAGTGAAGTTGACGGGAGGGCATGGTCTGCGATTGTCATTTTCAGTCATGCAGAACAATCCTCTAGGTACCGAAGATACTTGCTCGGTAATTTCGACACCGATGCATCAACAAACTTATATAAAACTCTGTCAATGGCGATATTAATACGCCATTTGCAGAACTTTATAATCACGCCTTCTTCTCAATTACAGGGCCAACCCGGATACACTTCTTAGTGAGCCAGCCCCAGCGCAAAAGCACTGAAAGGATGAGCAGCGGCTTCATGTATGGGCGAAACGTAATTTCCGCCGTCAGAGTTCCAGCAGTGCGCATATGGCTTACCTCGTTGTGACATTATCGAGCCACCTCTGGAAGTGGCTCTGTAATGCCCTACTGACGTTTTGATTCTGCTTGCCTGATATCAGCCTTATCCCGGTTGCACTGCCCCAACGCTGATAGCAGGCTGACGTTTAAATCCAGGCTCTGGCCCCACGTCAGGTTGTCAGGGATTTCCGGTTGCGGGGTGTCAGCCGTCAGGCTGGCTGGTAACGGGACCACCGGCACCTTGACGTAGACCGTTCGCGAATTGTTGCAGCCGCTTAACTGCGCCAGCAGGCACAGGCCGATTAGTGCAATCATCATTCGCAACAGCAACCCGGATATCAGCCGAGGCTCCCGATGCGTCCAGTGCGATCTGCTCTTTTGCATGCTGATTGGCCTCGGCGATGGTGTTGAAGATGGTCATGGTGGTCAGAACGTTGGATGTGATCGCCTGAGCTGCGTTTACCTGCTGCTCGGCGCCATCGGCTCGGGTTTTCTGCTCAGCAGCAGCGTTGCGGTAATGCATTGCCAGCCACCCAAGGCAAACAACAAGGCAGATCACAATGGCGCTGATAATGGCGGTTAATCGGCTCATTAGAACACTCCAGGAGCAGATGGCGGCACGCCGGGATTTAATGGACCAAACCCATCATCTGCTTTCTGAGGTTTTTCACCCCACAGACAAACTTCGCGCTCAATCTCGCGGCGAGTTACCAGACCTTTCCACTGCTTACCCTTGGCGTAGGTCCAGCGGCGCAGCTGATCACATGCACCTTTCTGGTCGCCCTGGTTGATTTTGCGCAGCAGTGTGGAGGTCTGGAAGTTGCCAGCGCCAACGTTATACGCGAATGAGTAAAGCGCCCCACGCATTGTTTCGGGGATCGGCTTCTGGATGTATGGGTCAATCTGGCGGGCAACGGTGTTCAGGTCTTTACTGAGCAGCGCACGGCATTCAGCCTCGGTGTACTTCTTGCTGAGCATGATGTCTTTGCCAGTGTGGCCATAGCAGACGGTCCAGACACCTACCACATCCTGATAGGGATCGTACCGCACACCTTCAAGACCATCGTTACCAGTTGGCCCAGTGATGAGCGCAGAAGCAATGGCTATGGCGCCACCGCCGACGGCAGCGATAACGCTATTCCTCAGTTTTGGTGTCATAGCCATTGAGCCGATCCTCACGTTCTTTCCGCCGGTAGTACCAGTTCACCCCACAGGTGGTAATGGTGCAGGCGATACCGACAATAATTGCCCAGTCACTCAGGGTCATCCCCGCTATTTTGTCGGCCAAAATCCATACCTCTGCCTTAACTGCCCCGGCATACGCCTTTGCTGAGACACCGCAGCCCGTCAGTGCGGTCCCGGTGCCGTATGAAAGTCTGCTGTAAATGGTGCTCATTTTTGTCATAACCTCACCTCCGTTGATGACGGATGGCGCTGTGCGTAAAGGGGAAAAGAGGCCCAGACCCTGCGGGCTGATTTATCAACAAAGCACGTCGGGGATGATTCCCGAGGGCCTGGGCATGCTCAATAAAAAACCCGCTCAAGGCGGGAAGAAATACCAAGGGTAAAAGCGACGGCGCGGTAGCCGTAATGGTCCCAAGGTAGAGGGATATGGTGGCCTGTTGCGTTGCGGCAACAACGCCCCGATGGATTGGATTATGAGCCCGTCATCAGGTCAGGCCATTATCTGGCGCACCATTCAGGACTCGAACCTGAAACCGATAGCTTAGAAGGCTATTGCTCTCTCCGGTTGAGCTAATGGCGCTGAATTGGTGCTGGTTGACGGAATCGAACCGCCGACATCCTGCTTACAAGGCAGGCGCTCTACCTGCTGAGCTAAACCAGCAATCTGGTTCAGGGCTCTGCGCGTGTAGGGTTTCAACGTGTCGTGCAGCACGTCTCTACCCAAGAGCCCTGACCGGATCGCAGGCATAAAAAAGCCCCGGCGGGATGCCGAGGCTAATTTTACAAACTGGTATGTGACTATCATCTTCATGCCGCCACTTAAAGTTAAGGCAGCATATCAAAGTAGACTCAAATATGACGCATTTAATCCAGTTTTGCAATACTTGAGTCAAAATTTGTCGCCTTTTGTTGTGAACGTGATCGCGTAACCTGCAAAAGAGAATCGCTATCAAGGCTCCGCAAGGTGACTTTCATCTCCTCCCACCGCTCCGTAAACGTTTCTGACCAGTTCTTCGGGGTCACTCCGACCAGAGCGGCAAGTTTTTGGTATTCATACGTCTCCCGCCCTGCCAGCTCGGCTTTGACATCCTGCGCGGCCAGCCAGATAAGTTGACGAAGGCGATCGACAGTCTTCTTCGCAATGCGTACGCCAGCCAGCTTCTCGCTGATTTGCTCCCATGCCCACCGGGTGATCGTCTCCTGGTGCTCCCAGCGGATATTGTCGCTGTAGTTCCACAGCAGCCACGCTTTCTGGTGCTCTTCCAGCGACAGCAGAGCCCGGCGCCAGCTTGCCGTCGAATACTCAACGGGCAGAACGAGAGCGATTGATGAACCTTTTGCGCGGGACTGCTGCCCGGGGATTGGCGGGCTGGATGGGTTTACCATGCGGCCGGTTACCGGGTCGGCTACTTTCTTCCTACCCCGGCTGCGCGCCGTAGCGGTGAATTGTGCATTTTCTGCAAAGGCTACCAGTTGCCCTTTCGTCGCGCCGCTCAGATCGGCGGTGGCCACTATCAGCTGCTGGCGAACGAATTCCAAGTATTGAGCTGTCATGCTGTCTCTCCCAGGGTCTGATAGATGCGAACGAAATTTCTCAGTATGCGGTAGTCAACCAGTACGGTGCCGCGGCTACGCAGGAGGCGAAGCTTTTGCCAGCGGTCGCGGATGCGTTTGATAATTTCACGGCTCATTCGTCAACCCTCTCGTTCTGCCAGAGAGGAAGTGGAGACTTATCCCCGGCACGGCGAATTCGGGACTTGGCGTTCTTCTCAATCTGAATGAGCTTCTCGATATTCTGACGGCGCTGCTTTTCTTCCCGGCGGAGATATTTCACGCTCTCCATGTAGCGAGACTCCTGGTCGCAGAGCGTCATAAGGAAGTCAAAAGGCTCGATCAATGTTTCGCACTTCCGGCAGCGTAAAGTCCGGTCTTTTTCGTTCACCCAAACAGTGGAGTGCAGGCACATAACCTTCTGCCCTTCGCGCTGAATAACCAGCCCGTCCTGTAGGTCGTTATTCTTCGTCGGGAACGCGACAACCTTGCCCAGCTCTATTTCGGTTTCTGTGCTCATGCTGCCTCCTGCTGTTCCAGCGCGCGAAGGTCTGCCCGGGCCTTGGCGCGGATGCCATCGAGCTCTTCTCGGGTGTATCGGTGGGTTTCGTTGTTGGATTCCAGCGCCAGCACGCGCTCTTCGCCGATTAGTTCGACCAGGGCGGCGCGGTATGCCTCAATGTTCCCGGATTTGTGAACGTTGCAGGCGGAGCATTGGAGCCAGATATTGTCCGGGTTAAAGCGAAGCTGTGGAGCGGCGGCGGTGGTGCGGTAGTGACCGGCATGCCACGCAAAAGCGGTTTTTGTCCCGCAGGAGATACATCCATGCCCGGCAGCCAACAGCATTTCGCGCCGCCAGTCGTTGAAAGCACGCTGAGTCATCTGGACCCAGTAGCGAATTGGCTTCAGCTCACTTCGACGTGCAGCACGCCGTTGGCGTCCTTCCTTTTCTTCGGCGCGCTGGCGCTTCACCGCCTTGGCTTTCGCCGCTTCACGGGCTTTTGCTGTCTGTTTTTTGCCGATCGCGCTGGCGCATTCAAAACTGCATACCACCTGCCCTTCCCGGGCAGGATGGAACCATTCGCGGCAGTGGGCGCATTTACGACGTGCTGGTTTACGCATGCTCACCACCCTGGATCTGCACCAAGGTCAGGCGGCCGCAGAATACAGCCCCGGTATCGATATACATCTGATTAGCATACTGGCTTGGCTGATGTGCCGGGGTGTGACCAAAAATAAACAGGTCTGCACCGGATATTTCATTCACAATCCCATCCTGAGCCGCGCTCACTCGCTCACGATTCCAGATCACCTGTTCTGCATCGACGGGCCTGCCATACGCATATTCGTTATGAGGATAATCAGCATGGCAGACCACCACCGTCTTACCCTCGGTCATTACCTCGATGATGAGTGGCAAACCAGCAACCAAATCGGCCAACGCAGTAGTCCGGCGTGCTTTGTCGTAGTCAAGATTAAAAAACCATCCGCCACCGTTAGCGAGCCAGTGATTCACGTTCCCGGAGGAGGATAGTCCGTCGAGCATCATCTGCTCATGGTTTCCGCGAACAGCCATGAACCAGGGCATTGTGATTAGCTCAAGGCATTCGACGTTTTCCGCCCCGCGATCGATAAGGTCACCTACTGAAATCAGCAGGTCACACAATGGGTCAAAACTGACCCTCTCCAGCTCGTTCATCAGCAGCGTATGGCACCCATGCAGATCGCCAACAACCCAGATGTTGCGCCAGATAGCACCATTAATGCTTCGGTAGAGGCTCATGCAATTTTCCTTCTGGCAGCGCGGCGCAGCCAGCGGACATCCGCCAGGTGAGCCGTATAGTGAAAGGTGGGGATGTCTGAAGGCTTAACTTCGACCTTGCGCTTGCGGCGCGCCGGCACGCGGAAAATACCGCGATCCATTACTTTGGCGAGAAGGCTGCTCATCAGGCCTCCTGCTTTTGCTGCAGCTGCTGATATTCGCAACCGTGTGGAATGGTGAGAGTCAGACCAAACTGAGCGCACCAGGCCTCTACTTTGGTCAGGAAGATGTGCATTTCGCCGGTATCAAGATCGGAGGTATGCCGGGGCTCCCAGGTCATTGTTTTCTCACCGGTGATGAAGTCGGTGTATGTCACCTCTTCGCAGCCGAGATAGGTCTTTTTGAGGTTGCGCTTAACCCACTCAGGAGTTGCGTCGGGACGTCCGGAGTTAATCAGGTATTCGCTGATTTCCGCGTACCACATGTGACTAAGTGCGTTCTGGCTCAGGCTGCGCTTTTCTCGCCACTCTTTGACCTGCAGGCGCAGGCATTTCCCATAAGAGAGCTGCTCCTGAAGAATCTTGCCTATAGCGCTGAAGTTGCCGCTGTGCAGCTTTATGCCGCATTGAGGGATGTTCACGCTTCACCTCCGGAGGGGTCAAACGCTGAATGCAGAAAATCGCCGGTGGCTTTCGCCATCGGTGACAGGTTTTGCTGTACGGTTTTGTGCGCCATGTGTCCCCACTTGGCGCCGGAAGTAAGTCGTCAGTTGCTCAGGCTGACCAGGTAATTATCGCCCGTTACGGGGATAAAAGCAAAATGAGCATATACGATAAAACCCCTCCGGAGAGGGGTTTGATTTCAGCTGAAGGCTTTTCGTTCTGCGGGGGATTTAGGCATGCTCCCGCTCCTTCTGGCGCTCGTCTTCATTGCTGAAGTCGTCGCCGTCGATTGGCATGAGGCTTTTGGCTGGGAAAATTGACATACCTCCCGATGGCTTGCTCGTGTAAATCGAAACGTCGCCTGATACAACCCATATCTGCTGCCCAGGCTCTATCATGGTGTATCTGCAGCCGTCAGGGAATTTGTGATATTCCCCGCTTGATACAACACGAACCAACGTAACGGTTTTGCCAACTTCATTCTGGTTTTCCGAAGCCAGCACTAATGCCAGCCCACCTGCGCGTAACTCAGCCATGTATCACCCCCTGCGGGGCGGCTGGCAGCGGCATCCAGTGGGTTACGATTGGACGGTAATTTGTTTTTCCAACCCATCCACCTCCATCATGCCAACAAACGAATGGTTGTCCGTAAGTACCAAAATCAGCACGTTTTTCAATACAAAGAACAGGCTCAGTATTATCAGGAATACGCTCGCTTACCGGAATCCATTTACCCGGCACGGTGGCAGGGTCACTGCCGGGTGACTGCGGGGCGGCTGCCAATGTGGAGTCAATGATATGCTGACGCATCCAGTTAGCTCCTCGTGCAAACACGTTTACCGGGTCTCCATAGTAATATCCTATTTCATATGCCTGCTCTGCTGTCATCTCGTCAGGAATTACCAGCGCTGGCTGCGCGTGGCGATAGAGCGGCGCACCCTCGATCCCAGCAGAGACAGAGATTACCTTCCTCATCCTCGCTGTATCGGTTGAACAGAAAAGATTTCGCTCATTACAATCCGGCTCGCCGTCCATTGCAGCCAGCGCCATGCGGGAAAGCTCCATGATTTCATCAGAACTTAACCACTCTCTGATTTCTTCCTCGTCATAAGCTTCGCTATTAATGGCTCGGATAATTCGCTGAATGCGCTCTCTGGTTATGGTTGATTTGGTCATGGTTGACTCCAGTTATCCTCGATAGCCACACCTAAACGGTGCAGCCAGTCGGCAAGTTTGAGCATCGACTCGCGGTCGCTAAGTCCTTCCGGAAAGTCTTTCAGTTCGATAGTCGGTATGAAACGACCGAAACTATCGCGCTCTATCGTCAAATGCTGCTCTAGAACAGTCTGATGAATGCGGCTGTTATGCCGCACCAGGTAAACGGATTTGGAGTCTTTAGCTTTAGGGTCGTAGCGATACTCGGTCAGTATCATCTGGCTTCTGGTGCGATCGGTTCCTCTCCACATCACTCAGCCTCCACCTTGATGCCAGCGGCGGCCAGCACTACCTTTACGTCCTGGCTGTAGTTATAAACACCATCAGACCAGACATATCTGTCCCCAGATACAATCTGCCTTAAGTCTGGCAGCTTCACGGTGCGGGCCTCCGCCAACTGCTTTAACCCTTCCTCGGTCATGCGTTTGTAGTGGTCGCGTGACTGGATGACCTGAGCGTTGCTTTCTTCCAGCTCAGCGATGCGCACCTGCAACTCCTCGCAGTGGTCCGCTATCCCACGGCATTGAGTTTTCCAGTGGGCTTCCATCCCCTGCGCCTTCTCCAGCGCCTCTACCAGCTCCTTTAGGTCTCTGGTTTTAATATTCATCTGAGGATTGAAATCGCTTACCGCGCGATGGACCTCAAGTTTTAACCTCTGCGCCAGTTCGGTGATATCAGTCATGCTGTCGCTCCTTTCACGAAAATGACCCAGTGCGTTTTGTCCGCTTTCCCTGTGCGTTGCCAGATAGCCGGCTTCTCGTCAGTGAGCGCCAGAATCTGGCTCACCGGTATCTGGGTTTCGTTCCATTTGAAGATAAGAACGCCGTGTGGCCGCAGTACGCGAAATGCCTCTTTAAACCCAGCACGCAGGTCATCGCGCCAGGTGTCTTTGTTTAGGCGACCGTATTTCTTACCCATCCAGGCGTTTTCGCCTACTCGTTCAAGATGCGGCGGGTCAAACACGACAATGGGGAAAGAGGCTTCAGCGAACGGCAGCGCGCGGAAGTCGGCGATAATGTCCGGGCTGATAACCAGTCTGCGCCCGTCGCACAGGGTGTGCTGCTCGGAGCGAATGTCGGCGAACACTGCACGCGGGTCCTGTTTGTCGAACCAGAACATGCGGGAGCCACAGCACATGTCTAGAATGGTTTGCTCGGTCATTTGGCCCCCTCGCGCAGTATTGCGGCAGTCCCGTAGCAAATTTCAGCCGCATCCTGCATCATCAGGCGTTCAACCACTGGCATGTGCTGTGCTTCCAGTTTCAGATAATCACCGGCAGCTTTAGCCCCATCAGCCTTAATCCCGGCTACGATGCGATCGGTGGCGGGGGTTTCCGGCAGTGACATTTTGAAAGCCAGCGTGACGTCATCAAGGTCAATCCTGTCATACGTTGTGTGGCGTAATGCGATAGTGAGAAAATTCAGCACTGAATCGCCGGGGCCAAAAGCATTCTTCAGCGCCACATTCTCCGCAGCCAGCTGAGCATTTTGGTCTGCCAGCACATTCCCGGTTTTTATGGCGGCATCCAGTGAAGCGCTGCAAATGCTGAACTCTTTCGCCAGCTTCAGGAACTTCTGCTCTCTGATCGACGGCTCGCCCGCAGACTCCAGCGACTGAATGAGCTCTTTTACTGTTTTGATATTCATTTTCTTACTCCCGCCAGGCAATAGTTAAACAGTTTGGTCATTGGGTTTGCGCCGTCAGGACGCTGGCGATACTGAACAGACGGATCGCTTTCGGTTACGGCTGTCGTGTCGATCAGGGTGTAGCGGTAGCTCCTGCACTCACCCTCACGCTTAACCTGTCCGTCACGGTGCATCTGCCACAGGGAGGAATTGACCACTGAAGAGTCAAGCCCGGTACCGCGGCGGATATCCTGAAAGCTGCAGCCAGGGTGCTGGCCGACGTAATTGATTACGGCTTGTTTGCCCGAGTTCTTTTTCATCAGAATCCACCCCGTTTGGTTGGTTTTTCCTCTTTCTCGCGCCGGCGCTGACTGGCAGCCTCCTGATCGCAGTCATAAATCGCCCCGTGACGCTGCTCGCAATAGACAACACCTGTCTCACCATGCCGGTTAAGGCGCAGGAGGAGCTCTGTGTCACTCTGGTTTGCGTTCTCGTCGTAGGCGCCCTCCCGGTATATGGCCAGCCAGTAATCGCAGTCCTGTTCAATCTGCCCGGTGTCGCGGGAGTCGCTCGGCAAGGGGCGCTTATTGGTTCGCTTCTCAAGCTCGCGGTTAAGCTGAGTCAGGAGAACGACGACGCAATCCAGCTCCTTCGCCAGGGTCTTGAGGCCTTTGGTGATCAGCCCGTAAGCCAGGTCATTTCGCTCTGCCTTATCGGCAGTCATCAGCGTCAGGTAGTCAACGAGGATCATCCCAACCTTGCCGCGTTCGCGCTTGATGCGACGTGACTCAGCCATGACATGCGCCAGTGAAATACCCGGGGTGTCATCAATCAGGAGGTTATTGGTGTCAATCAGCGCCCCCATCACGCCGGTGGCTTTTTTCAGATCGCCGTTCCAGTCACCGCGATAGCCGTAGTCATCCTTCGTCATGTCCGGGTAAAACAGGTTTGGAGAGATCCTCCCCTTCTGCGCAGTGATTTTCTCCACCATCTGCCCTTCCGGCATTTCGAGGGAGAACATCAGGGCAGGCTCATTTTCGACCGTCGCGCAGTTAACACCCATCTGGGTATAGAGCGTGGTTTTACCCATCTTCGGACGTGCGCCGATAACAAACAGGCTGCCGCGCACAATGCGCTTCACACCGAGAAGCTCATCCAGAGAGCGGATCCCGGTCGACAACCCGCGGGAACGACCATCCGGCTTGAGCCTTTCGTCGAATTCCGCCGACCAGTCAGTTACAGCGTCATAGAACGTGCGAAGCCCTGTCCGTCGACCTGTTTTTACGTGATCGGTTATCTCAGTGAATAATCCCTGAATAGCGTCAAATTTCTGCTCCGCTGTCATGCCGTTGCGGGCATAAAGCAACTCGATTGCCTTCGTTGTTTTCTCGATGCCGTAGCGCTCCATAGCGGTCTCACGAACACGCATCGCATATGCCACGATGTTCGCCGCGCTTGGCGTGTTCTTCGACATTTCAGCCAGGTATGCAAAGCCACCAACGGTTTCCGTCAGCCCCTTGCTATCGAGAGCATCAAACAGGGTCAGCAGATCAACCGGCTTATGGTCGCGGTACATCTGGCGCATTTCTGCGAAAATGACCTGGTGCTGACGCGAGTAGAACGATTCTGGCTTGAGAATCGAAAGTACCTTCTGAGTACGCTCGCTGTTGTCGTCGTCCAGCAGGAGTCCGCCAAGTACGCTCTGCTCTGCTTCAATGCTGTGCGGAGGTGTCATGAAATCAGAGGTCATCACAGGCCCCCTCGCGCGTTTTGGCGTAGACATCGACGTTCAGGAAGTATTCCAGCGACTTGCGGCGCCAAGTTTTACCGGTGCGCTGATCAGGGCGATTCTCAAGCATCCAGCGGCAGTTACTGGCGATGTAGCTCAGGTAAGACTCCCAGTCGGCCAGGGTAAAGCTGTGACCATCAAGCTGACGGGTAATTTTGTTGGCTTTCTGCCAGAACGAGCGGATCAGGTTGCGGCGTTTATCAGTAAGGACCCTGATGCCCTGCGCCTCCGGTAACACCTGGTGATAAACTTCGACAACCTGCTCACAGCTGAGAGACTGTTTTTTAGGTTCGGATTTTGGTGACGCTGATGCACTCTCTTCTACGTCAGTAGAAGAGATATTATTTAATATATTGTTTGTGGCACTTTGTTGGCATTCTGTTGGCACAACCTCGCCGGTACGCAGCGTGGTTACTGGGTTTGCGTTGGCACTTTGTTGGCATTCTGTTGGCACAAAAAATTGCTGATAATCGTCATATTTGGTGACGGTTAAGAGTGTAAATTTCTTGTTTGCCAGGGTGGTGATCATGCCCATTTTCGCGAACTTGTTCAGCAGGTACTTAACCCTGTCAGGTGCTATTCCCGTGTCTTTCGACAGGGTATGTCGCCCGGTGATCACCTGACCGCGGGAAACCGGATACTCACCAAACTCTGTGGTTACCATCCCGTCAGCTGAATTCACCTCCATGATGAGATGGATCCACAGATGGACGGCTTCACTGTCGGTCTTGTAGAACGGCAGTTCTCTTACTTTACGGTGCAGGAATACCAACCCCTGCCCTGATGGCTGAGGTTTCTCCATGGGCTTCTGAGACCCTCTAAAATCGGATATGCGGAGAACGTTACTCACGGCCTTCCTCCTTCCGTTTCAGCTCTTCCAGGATGGCGCGCATTTTCATGCCAACCACCGGGTTAACCGAGCGAATGAAGCGATCGCGGGTAACATTTTTGTGTGTTTGTGCCTGGTAAAATCTGTTGCTCTTAGGCATAATTACTCCTGTGAATTGATCCAGTTAATTCGCGTAGAAAGCCGTTAGTGTTTGCCCACTGCGGCTTTCGCCTTTTCTGCCCTTCATTAGTCCCATCCCAACGGTCCTGGTCGGCACCGCTCTGCACGTAATCCGATATCAGCAAGCGTCTCAACTGACTGCAGGTAGTGGCGGGAAACTACCACCGCCTCCGGTGGAACAACCTGCAGGCCCAGCACTGATATTTCTTTCGCCATTTCGGCGTAATAACCTTCACTCTTCCGGCGACTGATTGTTGACTCGCTCACCCCCCGCATTTCTGCAAAAACCTTCTGGCCAATGGATAAAAGGCGGTTTAGCAAAATGCCTTCTATCTCAATCGGGTTGAGGATTGGCGGTTCTAACTTTCGGGCTATTGCGCTTTGCATTTGTGATATTTCCTGTTGTTAAGCCGCGGAACATCGCGGACGTGAAAAAACAAGGCTCTCTTTTGATACTGGTTGGTAATGGCTAAACCCTTTGGTGGCCTCTTCTATTGCCTCTGCCTTCTCAGGCGATGCCCGACGGTTTCCATAGGCGATTTGATCCAGATAACCAACGGTTGTGTTTGCCAGTTTTGCCAACTGAGCCCACTCGCCTGTGCTGGCATCTTTTCGCCAGCGTAAAAGTTCATTACTCATGGGACCTCCCCGTGACTTATTTAAAATGGAGTTTAGCGTTATGCTAAATACTAATCAAGAAAGATTTAGCAATTTGCATATTTATCATTCTGCTAAAAATGACAAAAATGAGCAGATGGAAAATAAAGAGATTAGAAAAGCGAATCTGGAGAACTTGATCGAACAGCAGCGTGTAGATGCAGGCCTGAACAAGGCTCAATTTGCAGAGCTTATCGATACAAGCCCAGCAGCGCTGAGTCAGCTGATAGGTGATAAACCTCATAGAAACATCGGCGATAAAATGGCTCGTAGAATTGAATCTGCACTCAATCTGCCTTTCGGCTGGATGGATACGTTACATGCCAAAGAGAACCACACGAACGTAACATTCAGATCAGTAAATACCCCTCAGGGGAGCTACCCAGTGATCAGCTGGGTTAGTGCCGGACAGTGGATGGAAGCAGTGGAGCCTTATCACCGTAGAGCGATTGACCGCTGGTATGAAACAACCGTCGAATGCTCTGACGATTCTTTCTGGTTAGATGTCCACGGCGATTCTATGACATCTCCTGTCGGCCTTAGCATTCCTGAAGGTGCAGCTATCCTGGTTGATCCTGAAGTAGAGCCTATTAATGGGAAATTGGTTGTGGCCAAGTTGGAAGGCGATAATGAAGCCACTTTCAAAAAGTTAGTAATTGATGCTGGAAGGCGCTTCCTGAAGCCCTTAAACCCACAGTATCCGATGATTGAAATTAACGGAAACTGTAGGATTGTAGGGGTTGTAGTCGATGCTAAGATATTGAATATTCCATGATAACACCCCTTTAACAAACCCGCTCCGGCGGGTTTTTTTATGCCTAAAAACTCCCCAATACACTTCATCCAAAAATTAAACCCTAAGTAAATCAAAACGCTAAATACCACATAGCGATAATTTAGTATTTTGCTATTGCCATTTATTTAGCATCGCGCTAAATTTACTCCATCCAAACAACAACGTTGGCGCCGGTAATAGGTAACAACGCTCCGTTAGCCGCGATAAGGCAAAGGTGAAGAGATGATCCGCGAAGAAGACAAGCCTGCATGGCGTAGTTTTTGGTTAAAGGTCGTTCCGTTTTTGGTTGCTGTTCTCGCAGTTAGCTATCCGTGCTGGGGTGGCAAATGAGCAAACAAGGCATTCGTTCACTGATTTACTGCCTGCTGATCTGCGTCGTTATCTGGACAGCGTTGATTATCAAAATTCTGCACGTTACGGGGGTGTTCAATGGTTAGTCATCATTACGGGACACAGACCGTTAACCGCGGAGCCGTTCTGCCAGGGATGCTCGTTAAGCATCGGGAAAGCACCTGGACAGCATCAGCAAATAAACGCGGCCGCCTGTACCTGCATCGCGGGATTGAGCGGACTTACACAACCGACTTGCTGGTTGAAGTTTATCTGAACGGGTTGGGACAAGGTCTCAGCCGGTAATCGAAACGAAGAATTTAACTGAACTATCAGGCGGCTTTCATCGCGCCGGGGATTCTTACAACCAAATTTCAGGAGCGAGCTATGAACGCATACCGCGCATACGACGTGATCGAAGAGCGTAAGTGGGCCGAGCAAACGCTGACCGAAGAGAAGCAGAAGTGGATTGACGATCGGGCGCAGGAAATTATCGACGCCCTGCCGAAAGAGCCGTCAGGCCTGTTCCGCTTCTCTGTACCGATGGACAAAAGCCCATACGAAGGCCTCCGCAGCGATGCAGCTGGCGAGGCATATAACGATTTCATCTCGGCAGTAGCTTACGCCCAGGCGGAATACGACTGGGATCACCGCACCGGCTGCCCGTTTTAAGGAGGTTCCATGAGCTTAACCATTGTTGATTTCGTCAAACAACAGGAGCCGCTTTTCATTAAAGCGGCAACTGACGAGCGGATGGTGTGGGCGAAGGAAAGCCAGTTCGCCATCCAGCTATTTCAGAACAACGACTACCTCGCCAAAGTTGCATTCCAGAACCAGACCAGCACGCAGAACGCGATCATCAACGTTGCGGCTATCGGCATTTCGCTCAACCCAGCGCAGAAGTTGGCTTATCTGGTTCCGCGTAAAGGGGCTATTTGCCTCGACATCAGTTACATGGGTCTGATGCACATTGCGCAGCAGTCTGGCGCCATTAAATGGTGCCAGTCGGCCATAGTTCGTCGGAACGACCAGTTCCGCCGCGAAGGGCTCGATAAGCCGCCGATCCACATCTACAACGACTTTGATACCGAAGAGCAGCGCGGGGACATCGTAGGGGCGTATGTAACGGTAAAAACTGACGATGGTGATTACCTCACTCATACGATGCGCATCGATGCCATCTACTCAATCCGCGACCGGTCTGAGGCGTGGAAGAAATACAAATCTGACAACAGCAAGAAGTGTCCTTGGGTTACAGACGAAGAGCAGATGATCCTTAAGACCGTTGTTAAGCAGGCTGCGAAATATTGGCCGCGCCGTGAGCGCCTGGATGCCGCTATTGACCACGTCAACACCGAGGGAGAAGAAGGTATCAACTTTGCCGCTCAGCGCCAGCCTGAACGCGATATCACCCCGGCAGAAACATCGATCATTAAAGAGATTAACGATGTTCTTATTGCGATGAATAAGACGTGGGATGACGACCTGCTCCCTCTGTGTTCAAAGATTTTTCGCCGTGACATTCGTGAATCATCAGATCTGACTCAAGAAGAGGCCGTTAAGGCACTCGGATTTCTGAAAAATAAGGCGGCCGCATGACACCAAAAATTATCCTCGAGCGAACTGGCATTGACGTTACCCGCGTTGAGCAGGGTGATGAATCCTGGCACCGATTACGCCTGGGCGTGATCACCGCCTCGGAAGTCCATAACGTCATTTCGAAGCCGAGATCAGGCACCAAGTGGACTGACATGAAAATGTCTTATTTCCACACGCTGCTCGCAGAGGTTTGCACCGGCGCGGCACCGGAAGTTAACGCCAAGGCGCTGGCCTGGGGGAAACAGTATGAGGCCGACGCTCGCACCCTGTTTGAGTTCACCACCGACGTGAAGGTAATCGAGTCGCCGATCCTTTTCCGTGACGAAGGTATGCGCACCGCCTGCTCACCAGACGGCCTGTGCAGTGATGGCCGCGGCCTTGAGCTGAAGTGTCCTTTCACCTCTCGCGACTTCATGAAATTCCGGCTTGGCGGCTTCGAGGCTATCAAATCCGCCTACATGGCCCAGGTGCAATTCAGCATGTGGGTAACCGGGAAGGATGCCTGGTATTTCGCGAATTATGACCCTCGCATGAGGCGAGAAGGCATTCACCACGTGGTCGTTGAGCGAGACGACAAATACATGAGCGTCTTCAACGAAATGGTGCCGGAGTTCATCAGCAAGATGGATGAATCGCTGGCGGAGATAGGCTTTACCTTCGGGGAGCAGTGGAAATGAAACGCACTCCATTTTACCGCAGGCCCGGAAAAGCAGGGAAATTCTCCGGCCTTCGCGAGCGTGTGATATGGATGATCCAGACGCGCGGCCGCCCTGTTACCGGCAGCGAAATAGCGGAGAAGTTCGGCGTGACGCTTATTGAATTTAACCGCGTTGCGAACGGCATAACCAAGGGAGAAGGCCGCATTGCGCAGCTGATCGCATCGGAAACCTGGCTCAACGAGGACGGCATCTGCGATCGCACCTTTGACCTGATCACAAGGCCAAAGGTCATTACCCCGCAGGGTAAAACTCGCCTGTTCACTAAGCGCTCGATAGCTCAGGCCGCCTCTGGCAACCGCCAGAAATGTATTGATAAAGCGGCCCGGCGCCGCCGGCTTATCGCATCTGGCCTCTATATCGATGAAATGGAGTCAGTCCTATGAACCGCTACTCACTTATCTATGCCGACCCGGCCTGGTCTTACGGGAACACGATCAGCAACGGTGCCGCCGTCGATCACTACCCCACCATGAGCTTGCTCGATATGAAGCGGCTCCCGGTGTGGCAGCTCGCCGCGGATAACGCTGTGTTGGCGATGTGGTACACCGGCACCCACAACCAGGCGGCGATCGAACTGGCCGAGGCCTGGGGATTTACGGTGCGCACGATGAAGGGCTTCACCTGGGTGAAGTTGAACCAGCTGGCTGAGCTGCGCATTACCAAGGCTCTGGCAGAGGGAGATGTGACCGACTTTTACGACTTCCTCGACCTGCTGAATGCCGAGACACGCATGAACGGTGGTAACCACACCCGCGCCAACACCGAAGACGTGCTGATCGCCACCCGCGGCGCCGGGCTGGAACGCAAGCACGCCGGCATTAAGCAGGTGGTCTATAGCCCTCTCGGCGCACACAGCGAGAAACCGTGGGAAGTTCGCCACCGCCTGGAGCTGCTCTACGGCGACGTGCCGCGGATTGAGCTGTTCAGTCGCAGCGCAGCGCCAGGCTGGAGCCACTGGGGGAACCAATGCGCCACCTCTTCCGTTGAACTGATACCCGGCTGCGCCATCGACGTAGTGAAGACGGAGGCAGCATGACGCCAGAAGAAAAAGAAAACGCTCTCCGCGCCCAGGCTCGTCGCTGCGCAGAAGAGATAACAAAAGCGATGAGCGTAAAGCCTAAACCGAAGTGGAACGCTGTATGCCCCCCCATCCTTCGCAAGCACTACGAGAAGGTAAAGCCGATGGGTGTCAGCCTGGTGAAATTTGTCAGTGTTATTGGGCGGCTTAGCGGCCGCTATGGAGTGGAATCATGAGCAAGTCATTAAACGCGCGTTGCATTCGTCGCTGGGAAGTGGAATTCAAGCCTTTCTGCGATTCAAAAGTTAACCCTTACTGGCGCAAGCGTGACCTGCGCGGGTATATCCGCGAAGCGGCTCTTACCACCGCCTACAGCATGGTCGAGAGTATGGCTGAACGTAACGCCAAAGTTGACTATGACGGTGAGCCGAACGGATGGACGCCAGAATTTTCGGCATGGTATCGGGAGCGCCATGAACAGTACCTGAAAGAAGCGCGTGACTACCTGGACAAAGACGCTACCAACGACGAAATAGACGACGAAATAGAGAACGAGCTGGAGGCCTGGAATGACTGAGCGCGGAATGATTTTTAATGCTGAGATGGTGCGGGCCATTCTCGACGGTCGGAAGACACAGACCAGGCGGATTATGGCACCACAACCAGCAGACGATATCGAGCGTTGCATTTTCCCTAACCCAGAAGCGATTGGCTGGAAATCATCTCTGAGACACAAGAATGGCAGCACCACTGCTCATTTTTGCCATTATGGAAAGCCAGGCGACCGCATTTGGGTGCGTGAGACGTTTCAGGGGCCACTGTTCGACTACGACCTAATGGATAGCTATTGCAAAGACCCCACTCCGTTTGAGAAGCCCGAATTCTGCGTTTACAAGGCTGATGGAGTGCCAGCGCCAGAGTTTTACGATGCAGATGATGAACTGCATTGCTGCTGGCGACCATCTATCCACATGCCGCGCTGGGCCAGCCGCATTCTGCTGGAAATCACCGGCGTGCGGGTTGAGCGACTGAAGAGTATCAGTGACGGCGATGCGATACGCGAAGGTTGCAGTACCGCCGACATGAAAAGTGGCGACTGTGTAGCTGATGTGTTCGCGCGCCTGTGGGCATCAATCTACGGCTCAGATAGTTGGAATGCCAACCCCTGGGTTTGGGTTATCGAGTTCAAGCGCGTTGAAGGGGGTGCAGCATGAACAAAGCCTCTCCCGTTGATTTGAGAAAATGCCTTGAGGCTGCGCATGGCCTCGCTCATATCGGCATCCGTTTTGTGCCGATCCCGGTAGCGACAGAGGAAGAGTTCCAGTCGCTGTCTGCCGAGCTTTCACGAAAGCTTGAGCAGATGGCGGTTGAAGCGGAAAAAAGCGAAGGCGGTGCAGCATGAGCGCAGAACTCATCGATCAGGCCAACGAGCTGGCAGAGCGCCGGCTGGAAATGACCATCCAGAACATGCGCATCAACCATGCGGCGGTATCGGCTACTCACTGCCGCGACTGTGGGGAAGAGATACCCGAACGGCGCCGGGAACTTGTGGCGGGATGCCAGCGCTGTGCTGACTGTCAGGAAGAGCTTGAAGAACGTGGTAAGCATTTGGCTGTAACGAGAGGTGGAAGATGAAACATGAGATGCAACCAGATAGCCTTGTTGATCTGAAATTCATCATGGCGGATACTGGCTTTGGAAAAACCTTCATTTACGACCGGATTAAGTCCGGCGATCTCCCCAAAGCCAAACTCATCCACGGCAGAGCGAGGTGGTTATATAGTGACCACTGCAAGTTCAGAGAAAAGCTCCTGTCCCGCTCCGATGGGTAAAGTAACGAGTAAAATATTTTTCACACTTAAAAAACATCATTATTTTCAATCCCCTGCATATCAGGTTAGATGTATGCAGGGGACAC